GTCCTGAAGACACCATCGCACGCATCATGTCGTTGTGGAGTTGCATGTAAACTTTCATATAATTGTTGATGACCTGTTTTGGCGAGTTGGATCGTCCAAGTATTCCTGTTAGGGAAGTATCCGCAAAGGATCTTCTAAGAACGTCCGCCAGCATACGTCCAGTAGGCTGCCTGTTTCTTGCAAGCATAAGCCCAATGGTTGTCTCGAATGTTTCAAGCGCACTCCTGTTTGGATCAAGAAGAATTCTTTCAAGGGAGTCCTTTGTGAAATAAACCTTAGGATCGCCTGCTTCTGACATAATATCTCCGTCCACGTTGTATCGCAAGTCATTCTGTCCGTACTTGTTTTTCTTGTCAATGAAGACTGGGATCCTTTCCCCTCCCCATTCAATGGTGCCGTTGCTCTCATAGACTGTGAAGTCCCCGTACTTGTTGTTTACGATATCAGTTACAAACCCTTTGTAGCGCTCATCAAATTTGCCGTCATCTGCCGCCTGTTGAATAAGCTCCGCCAGTGGACCGAATTTCCTTCCCAATTCTCCTTCAACCCCTATGAGATGTTGGTTGTTGATAATCGTTGGCATGATGTATTCTGCCATCTCCTTCAATCCACGCTGTGTATATTTTGCGTAAGACCTTTGTGCCGCCGCCGCAGCGGAAAGTTCCTTCCCGAATGTCGCAGCGCCCTCTATGCCTGGCATCATTGAATATCCTTCCGTTCCGCCAGGGTCCTCGACGAAGGAGAATGCATCATAGCCAAGATTGTTGTTAAGATCGTAATAGTATTCCTCTTCAGGGCTTGTTCTCTTTACCTGTCTTATCTTTGTTGGAGGTCCGGCGACAATGAAATTGCCGTTGTCGTCCCTCTGGAATGATCCATCCTGATTCTGTGCGTAATTGTTCCTGTAGACCCATACGTACGGTCCGCTTCTCGCATCCGCCTCTTTCTCCTTGAAGTAAAGCTCCATCGCCGCTGTGGTTAGTTCACGGTCAGCCTTCTGTTTTTCCATTCCCATCTGAAACAGCATAGGTGCTGTCTGCGCGGCAGCCTGTCCCACGACTTCAAAGAACCCAGATACTCCGGGGTTCCTTGTCTCTCCTGCCATCAGTGAGGCGCCTAGCTGCATGAGCAATGCGGAAGACTGCATTCTATCTCCTCCTGCCTGCCCCAGAAGCTGTTGCATGGTGTCCTTGTATTGCTTGATTCTTGTTAGACTGTCGTTGTCAATGATCAGGCCAGGATCACTGGAAGCGTTCGTAGTGGACTCGCCTTTCGATACGTCATCTTCTCCTGACTGGTTGTCCTCGAACTGAAACGTCTCGTCCGTGTAGTCCTTGTTGCTTGAATTGTTTGGATCGGAAATGACTTCTTCATCAACCTTAATTTTATTAGTAAGCTTTGGTTTCTTAATTTCCTTATGCTCAACGGCAGTGTCAGTGGAGATGGGATCAACTGTTCTTGTTGGGTAAAGCTTGTCAGAGGCGAGCAATCCACCTTCAATGGTTGCGCCCCACCCAAGCATGGACTTCAGTTTCCCGTGCTTGCCTGCCAGAATGTCTATGTAGTTGCGATAAATTGGGGCAGCGTGTTTCATCCCCGTAAATAAAGCGCGATCGTAGATTCCCATTAATTACCCCCTAAATCATGCTTTATTGCTGGCCACCGCCATAGCCTTGATACATGCCGAGGCCCATGATTCCTCCACCTAGAACTTGTGATAGTGGATTCGTCATTGGCGATGTTCCCATCGTAGTTGCCATCTGCGTGGATGGAACTCGGCTGTAAATGTCAGAAACAAATCCTAGACGCTGGTATGGTTCAGCTGACTGCTGTATTTGCTGCCTGTACGACGCATCAGCCATTTGCTGCGCCCGTTGCTGTTGAACCGACCCCGACGCCATTGTTGACGCCACGTCCTGTTGAATTTGTTGCTGCATTTGCTGTCCTAGTCCAGCGGATGCCTGTCCTGCAGCAGCGTATCTAGCCATTTGGTTTTCGAAATCCCCCCTTGAGGCCTGCTGTGCCTGTTGATAATTCTGTGCCTGTGCCTGTCCAACTGCCTGTGCCTGCTGTCTTCCAAGCTCTGCTCTTTGTATTCCTTCTCTTCCGCCTCCATACGCTCCAGCCTGCACTCCTCTTGCGGCGGCTTGATTCTGCAATTGGGCGAACTGGCTTTCAATTCCTCCAATGACCTCCTGCTGGTATGGGTTCATGTATTGCTGGTATGATGCTGGGTCATACTGTTGCGCCGATTGTGTGGTGTACTGTCCAGCCGCCTGCATATATGGCAGAAATTGATTAATTCCTGCTTGCGTCATGCCGAATGCCTGCTGCTGCGCTGGATCGAACTGGGCGACTTGCTGTGTTGGAATTGTTTGCGGATTCTGGCTGGCGTACCTCGCCGCCTCGTCCATCATCGCTAGCCGGCGTGCCTCCATTTGCGGAGCTTCACGCTGAAACTGCGTATTAAACGTCGTTCCGGCCGGTGCGTCCCCGCCGTATCCTTGACCCCATAGTGAACTCATTTTTTAAACCTCTTGTATACTTTTGACATTGCCTCCATTCCCAATCTCTTAGCAAAGGCGTCAAATTTATTTATGTTGTCGTGCGAGGACGGCGCAAAAACAATCTCTGTGGCATCATTCATTTCCGCCCATTTGATAAAGTTTCGCATCATCATTATACCCGCTCTGCTTCCGCGTGCCTCCGGAACCACGTACAGCTCCAAGTTCTTCGCGATCTTCTGGTGCCCAACACCGTATGTGTCGAGGTCACTGATTAGGAATCCTACTCTCTTTTCCTTATCTTCCGCGATAATGGAAAAGCCGTTCGGCTTCCTGAGTGCGAGGCTGAAGTACTGCTTTACTTTCTCCTCGTTGAATTCAACTCCCTTTTCCTCCAGGTAGGATTCCTCGTACATATCCTTCGATACCTTTAGAATCCAAAAGAGATCTTTCTCCTCGAAAAATCTCCAATCCATTTACTATGCCATGCCTTCCTGCGGTGTCTCCGATTGCGGGTCGAGTTGGTTCATCAGTGAGTACATTCTCCTTGCACCCGCCTGCCTGCTTCCCCCTCCAAAGTTCTCAACAGCTTTCGCCGTCATGACGAATTCACCGTCCGACAGCTTCGCGTTGATCGAGTCTGACGTTCCTGTTCCCGGTCCGCTGACATCGCCGCCGGCATCAAGATCCATGATTCCGCCTTGGTTGGCGTATTTCCAGTCCAAATTAGGTGCGCTGACATCGTAGAAAGGATTCGTCATCTCCCCTGTAATCTCGCTTGGGTCAACGCCGTACATCCACGCCAGCTGTTGTCTCCTTTCATTTTTAATTCGTTCCCACGCCTCTTTACGCGTCTCCCTCGCTCCGTACGTGCCACCCAGAAGTGGTATGGCTGTAGGCCAGAACTTGAATGGAAGCTTCATGGCTTGGAGCATGCTTGGTATTCCGCCTGCTTCCGCCAGTTTTAAATCTTTTGCCGTATCTGCTCCTTTCATCCAGTACGAAAGATCGGCTCCGAGCCTTTCTGATGGAATTCCTTTCGCTAATTGTGATCTTGCTAATCTGTCTATGGTGGGCTGCGTCATTGCGCTAGTTCTTCCTTGAAGAGAAGTTGCACTTGCACCTCTATTAAGATTTGCCAATTTCATTTTCTCTGCTAGGCTTAAGTCAGCAAATTTTGTTCCATAAAGTGCCTTTGCGCCTTCACCATAGCCACTTGGAGCAATTGGTTTGTTCAAAAGAACATCCCACATGCTTACTCCTTTTCCTGTTCGCCCTACGTTTGCTGCCTTCGCCATGGTTTGAGCCTCCATTCCAAGGAAGGGAAGCGTCAGTCCGGCACTCCAAAGCGCCGCACGTTCAGGATGCTTCGCACGCATCAGCTTCGCCAGTCCGTAGCTCATCGCAGCATTCGTCAGTGGCTTGGAAATCAACGGTTTCGCCCAAAGTTTGGAGAGCATTCCCATTCCTCCTGTGGCACCTTTACTTTTTCCAAGTGCCATTAATCCAGCTTTTCCCCAAGGGGTCATTGCAAGTCCGCCCATTATGGCGGCCTTCCCTAGAGGACTCTTAACTATGTTCTTTAATGTTTTGTCTAGCCAGCCCATTATGCCAATCCAAAATATTCTGCTATTTGTTCGTCGCTGGCGCCTGCATCTTTTAATTCATCATAAGACATCATTTCATCTTGCCAGCCCATTGACTGCGGCAACCCCAGTTCTGCTACTCCAAATTGATCTTCTCCACCAGTAGTACCACCAATGTTAATATCATAAATCTGTTTAATTTCATCATTACCCATGCCAGTAGGGTCAATACCTATTCTGTGTAATTCATGTCGCATCCGGTCATAACTATCGCCACCTGACATAAGTTTAGATCCTATAGGTTGAATCGGCTCAAGTTGTCTTATTGGAATATCTCCATGCATAACATCTTGCATACCCATTAGATTTCCTTCTACATCTCTTTCAGGGAGCCAGTCCATATTCATTCCCAAACCTTGCCCTAATTTATATCCTGGAATCATTGTTCTGGGCAGATTATAATCGTTTGTGCCATAAACCATTCCTGGATCCGGACGATCAAATTCTCCCGACTGCGTGTATTCGCGAAATAATTGTTCAATTGCGCGCATTTTTGCATTTTCATTCAAATGGGCAAGCAAACCTGTTTTGCCCCCTGCCAAGTCATCATCATCCACTGATCCGTATAGACTATCTGCTAATGAATCAACTGCAGTGCTTCCTTGTGCCCACTCTGGTCCTATATCACGACCGTATTCAGAAAAAACACCTGATCTATCAATTGATTGGTAAATATTCTCTAACTCATTGGCTGTCGTAGTGCCAGTGATTGGATCACCATATTGATGTGGTCCTACAACTTCCTTTGCTTCAGGAAAAGTATCAGCGTAAGTTCCTATTTGATTAACACCCCTAGGTGGATAGTAAGTTCCCCTTGGAGCTACACTTCTCGCTGCGTCTCCAGCTCTTCCACCAAACATTCTGGAGAAGAGATCCATAATACCTGGTTGAGGACGGCGGTCTATGTATTCTCCCGTGTCAAAATTAATGGCTTCACGAAGATTTTGTGGTTCTTTCCAAGCTCTGAAGGAATCGGGATCTGGGACATCTAATCCTGTATTTCTTAATATTCCTTTGCCATGCCTGTCTGCCGCTGTTCCATAAGAACGGGCGTAGTCAACTCCTGCTTGTCCCCATGGTAAATTATGCGTTAAATCTCTATCTAAAGGCATTACGATGTTCCTCCGAGTATGTTGGGCAGCTTGTTCACGCTAATTGCAACGTCCCTCCTTATGTCATTTTCTGTGGTGTCAGTCGCAGGGTTGTTGATGTCGGTTTGTGCATCTTCTTCACTAGAGTAAACCTCCCCTGTTGTGGCGTGCTTGATCGTGGTCTTTGTCTCCACGTCCGGTGCGGAAGCAGTAGTTCTCCCAGCCGTCACGATTATGTCATTATTTATAGTCATTTTTTGTTCTCCTTGCAAGAATTATTATTCAGAAGCGCTTCCGCCAGCCCTTTCCATCTCCAGAAAGCTGGCAAATATATTAAGCCTATCAGCCACCGCAACAGTGAATTTCAAGGCTTCTTTCTCCTGTAGAACATAGCTTCTGACAATATGCCTGTAAGTGGTGCTGGCCACCCAGGTTCCGTATTCCCATCGAAAATCCGTGTTGGCAGCATTCGTCAAATATATACTATTATTTCCGGTGTTGGTCCCACTATAATTAACGCTAGAAAGATCCACTATGATAGCTGTTCTATTATCAGGAACAGTATAGACTGTTGTCTTCGCTGTTGAATCCATGTCCACTCGTTTACTTATATACTTATTGTTTACTCCCTGATCCACTTCCGCGATGGAAAGGATGTATTCAAATTTATCGGCCGCGGACGCCGTGAAATTAATTTTTTCTTTTTCATCCAGGAAAAAAGGACGTGAAAGCATAAGCTTGTTTTGATAGGCGGAAAAGGAATCAGTGTTTACGAATGTAAAATTCGTACCGCCTGAATTGGCAAATTCAATGGTCAATGTTGGCGTGTCGCCAGAATTATTCATTACGGTTCCTGTTTGTACTATAGCCATTTTTTGATCCGGAACGGTGTAGGCGGTCGTGCGGCTCGTCGATCCCAGTTTCCCCGTCCTGTTCGTGTAATTTTGAAGGGCCATTATTTTTCCATATCCTTTCCAAAATCATAAAAATACTGCTTGGCGTCTTCCATATCCTCATTCGTCAGCTCTCCTTCAGGCTTAATGATTCGTGCCACTTCTACTAATTTCTCCCTGCTATAGAACAGTATCCCTTTCACTGGTATTTGTTTTTCTTCTGCGCTCATTATGTTGGCAGGGTGAACATAGACATGCGCTCAGCCTCCTCGCGAAGCTGCTCCGGCGTGTAGGAAGTGTTAAGCATGCTAATCAATTGGCTAAGTGCGTCAATCAGTTTATTGAATTGCTCCGGATCCACCCTGTTCTCAAATGCCTGCGGCAGTACTGGCGGGTCAATCTTTGCCATTATCGTCCTCCATCCGGCCTTACTTCCGCACGGAACGTTCCGAATCTCCAGTCATCGCCGGTATTGTCGCTTTCAATTCTAAGTGCAGCCTGCCGTCCACGTGCACGTGTATCAATCTTGTTTGTTGAAGTTGTCACTTCATATGGTCCGTTTGTCCTCTGCGTTGATGTTGGATAGTCCCTGAACTTAAGCGTCAGATCCACTGTCCCCGATAGGTTCTTGAAATCAGGGATGAATCTTTTAATGGACATCATTTTTTCACCATCCTCAATATCAACGTCAGCTGACTCTAGATAAGATGTCATCGCACTTCCATCAGAATCCTTGCCGAATTCATGCTTGTAGAAGAATGTCCTACCTGCCGTTGCTCCATACACAGTTGGAATTGGGGTAGTCGTGTCGGTTGCGCTGTATTCCGCCGCGTATGGATTATTATACACGCTGCGATCCGCCCATGCGCTTCTTGCCAATGACCCAATGTGCCAGGAATTCTCCTGATAGTTGTATGTCACCTGCTTGTTCATTTGCACGGAGCTGCTTGATGGATAGAACCACATCACCTCTCCAAAGTCGGAAAGGGTGGAGCAAAAAGTGTCCTGCTGTGCGATTGGCTCAATGTTGTCAAATACATGATCCTGCACTGTGCAGTCAAGTTTCTTGACCGCTCCGTCGAATACGAAGAATGATTCCTTCCCCATCCAGAATACCCTTCCGCCAACATCAATAACAGCGTTCATTCCCGCCGCACCGCAGTTGTCGGCGACGAGCTTGAATCCGAATGTGAATGGTGGTCCTATGAACTGCATCTGATAGAGGGACGTATCGGTAAAAACAAGAATAACTCCTCTGCTTCTTACAGCAGCCATAATCTGGCTTCCCCTTGTCAGGCGATGTGTTCCAGCCGTATTGGTCGCGGTAGGAGCCCATGTATTGTTATTTTCCTGATCAGACCAGCGTATAAAC